GTTACCTGCTGCGTCTTCGCGCAACTGATGAGATACCACATCAACCGCTCCAACGCTTTCCCGGCGCTGATGACTCCATTGGCTGACAGCACCTTCCGTAGCTCGTCCTTAGAGGTCATAGCGTACAACGGGACGATGAATTCCCGCGCCTTCTCTCTGGGTAAGTGCAGCCGTGCCAACGCAAGGTCACCGCGCACCGAGTCGGTCATGCGCTTCACCAGATAAAGAGAATGCTCATAAACCAACTCAGGCTCGTCATCTCCATTTGCTACGTAAATAGCTCCAGATTTAGCTCTAAAATAAGGCTTAGGTAATGTTGGGATTTCGTACTCGACGGGGTCGCCGCCTTCTTCGATTTCTACAATCACCTCTTCTTCGCTGGTCTGAACCTCGACCCCCAACACAATCGGACTCTTAATCTTCTTCTTGTGCGGGCACCCCTTGCAACCACCGGGGTTGTGAGACTCAATGGTCTCGCACTTGTACGGCTTGTCGATCAAATCCTCCGACTTCCGTATCGTCGTTTCAAAATCGTAGCTGGGGTGCTTATCCGAAATAGCGTGAATGCCGACCTCAAAGTCGGTGCAGTTACGCGCAATCGACAGCCCTGCACGCCACAGGTCGTAGCCAATCTTCTCCTGCTCAGTCGCGATATAGACCAACTGCTGGCATCCATCCCCCCGTGCCGACCGTTCCATAATCAGCACGAACCGCTTCTGGCGGTCGTCTGACAAGGACTTCATCAACTCACTTGGGCCTGTCCGCAAGTAATCCGGCGGCTCGGACAGGAGGATCGTCACGCCCAGCAAACGGGTGAAATCCGCTAGTTCAAACTCCTCGCCTTCCAAAAGAATCTCTACAGGCACCGGGTCGCGCTTGTAGTTGACGGTGCCGGGGACGCGCAGGATGCGCGCAGCGTCCGCTGTGACGCTCATGTCGATCCTAAGACCTTCCTCCCTGCACAGCGTCTTGAGGCGCTCCGCAGTCGGCTTCCACTCGCTGCGGGTCATAGAGCGCGAGGTTATCCAGTAGGCATGAATGCCGTAGCCAGAAGACACGATGGTCGGCGTGGGTAAACCCTTTGCCTCGCAGAACACTGACAATGCTTCCAAGCCATCAGCCTGCGCTGCGTATGGCTTACCTACGCCACAGTCGATGTCAACGTAAAACGATTGGAGCGCATGAGCATTGGCCGTCTTGCGACCGCCGCTTTCCTCTTCAAACGACGCACAAGCAAAGTAGGCGTTATAGGACTGCCCCGAGAGTTCTTCTGCCTTGGCTACCGCACCGGGGATGTCGCGGTAGAAAAATGTGCGGGGGTTGCTCCCCTCTTTTAATCCGACTATGCAGTACGCCCCGTCAGCGGGAAGTACCTTTTCCATAAATGTCGTTGTGTTCATGTCTTTCTCTTCTTCTAATCTATTCCCATCCCCCGCTAGTTAATAACGCTTGAATCTTCTCGCCATAGACCGCCCTCGGCTCCGACTTGCCGGTAAACCACTTATAAATCGTCATTTTGGAAACCCCAAAGTACCCCGCCATGTCAATGGCGGGGATGTCTCGACTAATGCAGTACCGGCCTAACCGGACACCGAGGCTATCAGACGCTCGACGGTTCGCGTCGATGATTCGCGCACTGTAGCCTCGGTTATCCATTTACTCGTCGTCCACTTCAGTGGCGGCGGGCTTGCCCTTGTTGGCAAACTTCGCCAGCACGGCGTTGACATCGGGCTTGTCCGCCAAGGTTTCCTTCTTCTTCGCCGGCTTAACCTCCGGCTCGCTCTCTTCCACTTCGCCACCGTTGGCCTTGATGGCGTCCTTCAGCGACGGAAGCGCCTTCTGCCCCTTGTCGGCCTGATAGACAGTCATGGTGACCGCCATCTTGGCCTCGGTGGACTGCCCGTGCTCGATGAGCTTAGGCAGCGCCTCACGGCTCGGGAAGCCGATGGGGGCGAAGAACAGCTTCGGCGTATCCGCGTCGTCGTCAAACGAGATGCGGGTAACCAGACGGTCGATGGAATGCCCTTGCGACGCGACGTACTTGAAGTACTGCTGATACGGCATGTGGGAGATGTCACCCTTGCCGAAGAGAGAAGTCGCCGGAATCTCCAGCATGTGAACGCCGCTGTCGATGTCGTCAGCCAACACCACCGCAATCCGCTGCTTGAACCGGCAGGCACGAGTGTTGCCCTGACCGCTGCCGGCGATGTTCATCGGGCAGTCGTTGCAGTTCTTGTGCTGCGGGTTCTCCACGCTCGGGTGCGGCACCTTACTGTCAGCCGACCAGCAAGTCGGCGGGGCGGCTTCCGCAGTCGGGTCATACGTCCCGGTGTAGTAGGTGCGAGACACATCCTTGGCGACGTTCACCACGATAACGTCCAACTCGTCCTTCTTCTTCGCCACTTCCTCGCCGTTGACGACCAGACGGAACACCTTGCCACGGATGGAGATGCGCTTGCTCACGCCCCCCATCTTCTGCATCAGACCTTTGGTCAACTCGGACTGCCCCTCCTCACGGATGTAGTCGGGGACGAGATTGGTGCTGAACGGAATCATATTGTTCATCTTATTTATCCTTAGGATTTCTTACGAATGGTAATGGAGTATTCGGAGTCCACGTTCAAACCTGCGGGATGCAAGTCTGGGTTAGCCTCAAGAAACTCCTTCATGTTTGACTGGTGGATGCGCTTCTCAAGAAGCTCGAAAGCATCGTGCTCCTTCATGAAGCTGTGGATGGACGCCCAGTCATTCGTCCAATACTTCTTCTTCACGCTACGGATAACCGTACCGTGGCTCGTGCGGATGGAGTCCGCACCGATTTCTTTGCAGAGGTCTTTCAGTGCAACGGTCAGCACCTCCATGTCGGCCTCAATTGCGGCAACCTGCTGCGCCGTAACGCGCTCGATAGCCTGCTTCTGGTCTCGCAAAGCGATGAACGCTTCTACGATGGTGTCTACACCGTGTGATTCAGTCGTCATGTCTTGTCCTCTAATTCGTTGTTATGTGCGGATGGTGAAGGATTAAATTTACTGTGTCAACTCCTCCCGGTACAAATCAATCAACTTTGCGTGGTCACCCAATTTCTCCCGCAGCATGCGGTAGATCTTCTGTTCGATCTGACTACCCACAATGTGTACCACCGTCATCGCGTTCTTCTGCCCCTGCCGGTCGATACGAGCGTTTGCCTGCAAATAAATCTCAGTGCTAGTGACCGGCGCATACCAGATGATGGTGTCGGCGGCGGTGAGCGTGATGCCATGCGCCGCAGCGGCAGGCTGGATAATCAGGACTTTGATGTCGTCTTCATCTTTGGTCTGAAACCGCTGAATAATGTCGTTACGCTTGGTCGCGCTTACCGACCCCGAGATGACCTCGCAGGGGATATGCAGCTTCACCAAATGCTCTTTGAGGAGGGTTATGGTGTGAGTAAATGGGACGAACACCAGCACCTTGTGCGACGCCTCCTCAATCACTTCCTCTACCACGTTCAGCCGGTTGGACACATCGAACTCCACGGTCGCCCCAGAGTTGGTGTAGACCGCACCACCTGAGATTTGCAGGAGCTTGTTGAGATTCACCGCTACGTTGGCCGAGGTGATCTCCTCCTCCCCAGCCATGACCAAGAACTCCTTCTTCAAAAGCTCGTAGTACTTTTTCTGCTGCGGCGTCAGCGCCGCTTCCCGGTCGGTGTAAGTGATGGGCGGCAAGTCCAAACAATCTTTCTTCTCAAACCGAATGGCAGGCTGCAAAGCCGTGTGAACAATGGTCGATGCATTCGGCTTCGGAATCCACTTGAACCGGGTTATCTGCACCATGACCGACTCTTTGAACGTCGTGTAGAACTTCGGCACGTTGTGCGGCACGCACATCTTAGCCAGTCCATATGCATCCGCCGGGGACTGCGCCGCAGGCGTCCCTGTCATCATCCAAAGCCAAGTGTTAGTGGTCACTAACTTATTCATCGCCTTCCACCGTTTGGTGGTTGCCGTCTTGTAGGCGTTCGCCTCGTCAATGATGATGAGGTCAAAGCCGCCCTTCGCAATCTCGTCAGCCACGATGGAAACGCCGTCAAAATTGATGATGACGTAGTCGTAGTCGCCTCGGATGATTCTCACCCGCTTGTCTTTGTCCCCGTGGGCTACCCCAACTTTGCGGTGCATCGCGAAGTTGAAGAGGTCACGCTGCCATGCGGCTTGCATGATCGACAACGGACACACCACCAGCACTCGCTTGATGGCGCCCTCCGACATCAAATACTCCGATGCCCAAATGGCGCTAGCGGTCTTCCCCGTGCCCTGCTCGTTGAAACAGAACGCTCGGTTGTGCAGGGTCAGAAACTCGGCGGTGTCCCGCTGATGCGCCATCGGAGTAAAAAGCCCCGGCCACCCGTAGTCCCGGCGAATGGGGGATGGGACATTCTTGAAATTCAAATACCGTAGCCATTGCGCTTCTTCTAAATCCCACTCTACGGCGACCGTAGAAATATCGTCCTCTTTGCGTATTACTTGGCTTCGTTTGATTGCTTTGGTGATTTTATCGGGGTTTCTTGTGCGTACCGCAAGGTACTTGTCTTCAATTATTTCCATTATTTTTTCTTGCGTGAGACGTTCTTTTTAATCGTGTGGTCGCTGTTCCGGTAAAAGCTCCGATTGTCGTGCGGGGACTCAAGGCGCAGGTTAGACAGAGAAGAATCGCCGCCCTTGCTCAGGGGCTTGATGTGCTCAATGTCTTTGCCCTTGCGCTTGACGACTTTGCCGTCCTTACCCGGATGATCCATCTCATACCGTGCCCGCTCTCGGGCTGCACGGGCTGGCCCTTCGTCTCGGGCTTTCTGTTGCTGGTACTCTTTTTTGTAGGGTCTAGGTTTGTTGACGTAAGGCATAACCAAACTCCTTCTCAAAATCTTCTTCAAATTTGTCGAGGATGGCGTCTATATCGGCGTCAGTATCTGCCAACTCTTTTTCCATCTGATCCCAATACTCATCGTCTTTTTTATGTTTTCTCTTTTTCATATCAACCTCTACCGTTGTGTTCGCAATCCAGTACGGGGCAAAACTTACGACAAGTAAAATTGGGAAATGGGTTCCAGATGTCAGTGTTATAGCATTCATCTAATCGTTGAACGTCTTTTACCCATTTACCCCAAAACTTTTGTGCGTCATCACGATGCACTTCAATCGAAATAAATTCTTTACTCACCACAAACAGCAAGCCAGCGTCGATGGTATCGACATTAGGAAAGTGTGCGAAGACCGCCAAGGCAAGGAGTTCTAATTGGGCGGTGTCGGCGTAACGGGCAGATTTGCCGGTCTTATAGTCAATGAGCAGCGCGGTCTTTTCATTGGGGCGGACTACCAATACGTCAGCAATTCCACGCCACCAGACATCTTTTGCCAAAAATTCGCACGGCTCAAGCTCGCGAGTCAGGCCCATCTTGTGCTCGTAGTACTTATCCCCCGGTGACTCAATCAGGGTGTCTACATAAGGCTTTATATAGTCGTACTTCGCGGGGATGGGGACACCATCCCGGCCATACTCTTCAGCGGCTTTGTGTACGGCGTTACCGTAAATAAGATGCTCGGCCTCATCCTCCTTAATGTCCTTCACCACACGCAGTCGGTAGTATTTCCGGGGGCATTGCTTGAATAGAGAAATCGAAGAATAAGACCAAGTGCTCATTTGTTTCGCGCTTTCTGGAGTTTGTTCCGCACTAAAAACATCAATTTACAATTATCGAGTTCCATTTTTGTCAGTAGCGCAAGCGCAGTTACAGCTTCTTCTTCCGTAGCCCCGACCTCGGCTTTCAAACAGAAGTCTTCAATTTTCCGTAGAGAAAGCTTGATTTCGGTGACGTACACCGAGTAGTCGTCAACACTGACCATAATTATCTCCAATACCACTTTCACAATCCAAAGGCAAGCCCTCTGCCCAAACGGGCGTTTCGCGGAAACACTGCTCGACAAAAGCCTGCGCCCGCTCGGCTTCGGCCACCGGGGCGACGATGGCAATGGCGTCGTGGACGGTCATAACCGGGCGGTACTCGTAGGAAATGTTGACCATCTGCTCGGCAATAACGCACCGCGCTATAGCCTGCACCACGTTTTCAATGACCTTGCCCCCGTATATCTTCACACGGCCGTTCCGGGTCTTGTAGCTGAACTGCCCTTCCTCGTCTTTCCGCAAATCAGGATATTTAAGGACATACCCGCTCGGCAACACGAAGCCATCGGCGTCAAGATACAGCGCGTCGGGGCGCACGCCAATGGGTGCCGTCTTCCCCTCCAACATCGCCTCAAGGCACCGCTGCCCTTGTTTCCACAACGTCGGGATCGCGGGGTAAGACTCCCGGTAGGTAGTGATGATGTGCTTGCACTCCTCCAACTCCAAAGAAACACCGGAAGATTTAAGGGACGCTTGGAATTTCGCAGCACCAAGCCCGTATCCGCAGCCCAGCACTACCGTCTTGCCGAGGAATCGTTCTTCTTTAGTGATTTCCTGTATTTCCTTGTTATAAATCTTGCTCGCCATGATTTTGTAAACGTCCTGCTTGTTAGCGAACGCCTCGACCAAATCATCCTGCCCAGACAGCCACGCCAACACCCGCGCCTCGATCTGCGAGGAGTCGCAGTCAATGATCACATGTCCGGGCGGCGGCAGGATGGCGCTCTTTAGCGTGTTGTTCCCACGGCTCGGCAGATTCTGTAGATTAAGTTTATCCGTTCCACCCCAACGGCCCGTGTGGGCTGCGTAGTAACTCAGGGGAACTGGTAAGGAACCGCGCTTGGCAATGCCAATGAACCGCTCCGTTCGAGTCTCTTCCAACGTAGACTTGGTGCCCAGCCGTGCTGCCACCACTGCCTGCACCCGCTCGTCCTCATGCTCCAACAACCCCTTCAACCCTTCGTCGTTCTTAGCCAGCGCGTAGGTTTCTTTACCCGTAGCGGGGCTGATTTTCATCGGCGGCTCCACGCCCAGCGAGCGCAGGAGTTCTGCAAACTTGGGGTTGGAATTAAGGATTTCCGAGTCGGCCTCGCACGCCGCGAGTAACTCGGCTTTGCGATCCCTTACTTCTTCAAGATGCTGCTCCAACAGCGGCAGGTCGAGTTCCAAAACCGGCTCGCTGAACATCTTGATGGTCAGATTAATAACGCTTAGTTCAAGCGCGGAGGCTTTATTAGATGTAGACATTGAGTAAATCCCAAGTTAAATCACAGTCGTTGCGGCAGTAAGCCCCGTAGCGGATCAAATCCTCCTCGCTAAAATCCACCCGCCGCTTGCCCAGCGCGTTGATAACTTCGTCGCCCTTCGCCCCCAGATTGTGCCGCTCGGCACAGGCCTTGAGCGAACTCGACACATGCAGGCCGTCTAGCGCCCTCGCCAAACTGAGCGTATCGCACCACATGTGCGGCTGGATACCGAAGATCCACGATAGGATGGCTGCGTCGAACATGGCGTTGTGAGCCACAGCGACTGCGTTGTGCCAGTCAAAACTACTGAGGAACTCCTGCGTTTCTCGATGCGTTCCGCTAAACCACTGAGATCGTTCATCGTTAACCTTGACCCCAACACCAACCACTTCAAATCGTGGATCACGGATGTACTCCTCCGTCGTAATTTTTGACAAAGAAAAATCTTTGTCGTAGTAAGTTTCAAAATCGATTGTGATGATTTTCATCAAAAATCCCCTACATCCCTCAACGCATTCTTAAATTGCCAAGCAGCATCAGCAAGTTTTCGAAGGTATTTTCCATCAATATATTCAGTTTTATCGTCGTAACAAAGTCTATCTAACTCTATCTTTGGATTAGACAGTATTCCTACCACCGCAGCACAGACAAACAAAGTTTCTTTTATATCGTCAAATACAATTTCTATATCGTTGTCTCTTGAGAATTTCATATCTGCCTCCTTTTGTTTTGCGTTTACCGCCCAATTTTTGAACCCCCCAATACCACCGCCTCCCAATACCGTAACGAAATATATAGGGGAAAGCGGGAAGTAGTGCTTTAAGTAATTCAGCGCGTGAGATAGCCATTCATTCCTCCCCCCTTGCGCGGATTGCCGCTGCTAACGTGTGGCGCATGTATGGCTTTTCTGCCAATTGAGCACACGCCTCACGCTCGGCGGCGGCAACTAATTCTGCGAAATACTCAATATCACCGTGCAACTGAATGTTGTTGTCTTCAATTAGCTTAATTAATTTTTTGTCCATTATTCCCCCCCCCCCTTGTCGTAGACATTCGCCGCACAACTGCGCCGTGCTCCTTAGCCATCTGTATGCCTACCTTCTGCTGCGCTTTAGTCATACATGTGAGTAGCAATTGCCGCGCTCTGTTTGCCCGTTCGCTTGACGTTTCGTGGAAAAGCCATCCATACGCCTCGCAAACCTCCTCGGGTAGCGCCTCCCTCTCGGCGGCGGCGACCAGCGACGCAAATCGTTCAATGTCGCTCAGGTTGCAGGTGAAGTCGCTGGACATGTCGTGCGCGTCAAACCCAGCCTCTCGCGCCATGCGGATAATTTCTTCGCGGTTCATTCCTGCCCCCTTTCGCTAATTGCTGCCATCACGGCCAACGCGCCGATTGCCCTCCACTGGGCGAGGTCGTCGCCCAGTTGCAGTTGAAAGTCTGCGTAGCCTTCCGCAGCCTTCGCGCACGCCTCGCGCTCGGCCAGCACCGCTGCTTCCAGCAACGCGCAGTGCTGCGTCTCCTTTTGCCCCTCGGCGCAGCGTCGCCAGCCCATCGCCATCAGCCCTGTGGCAACCTCTTTTGCAGTGCTTTTTGTCATGCCGTACCGCATCAGATTGGCAACTAGCTGATCCCAGTGTTGTGGCGGCTGCTCCCCTAACTGCTCCCCTAATTGCTGGTGTGTATTTGAAAGACACGCTAGTGTGTTTTCGCGATACTCGCTTTCAGTCAACGCCTGCATCTCGTTCAGCGCGTCTTCATTCACCGCGTCAAGAAGATTGGCGATCAGTATCCCGGTAGGGATGGCATCATGCGTCCAGTAACGGCTTTGCCAGCGGTCAATCACGGCCATAGCCGCTTCTCTCAACTTGCTCATTCCCTGCCCTCCGCTTTCTCGATCCATTCGACCGCCGTCTTCGCCGCCCTTACCGCCGCCGCC